GCTATCAGATGCGTCAACTGATGCAAAGTTGTCTGCATTGGCAATTCTGCTTGATAAACAACTTCCTAAACTTGAAAGCCATGTCCTTGATGTAAAGAAACTTAAAGGACCACAGGGTGATCGCGGCGCTGATGGCAAGGATGGAAAAGACGGTCCTAAAGGCAAAGATGGTCGCGATGGGGTTGATGGCAAAAAAGGTAAGGACGGAATTGATGGTGACGATGGAGACAATGGAGTTTCTATCGTTGGAGCAAAGATTGATTTCGATGGCTCTTTAGTTCTGACATTTTCTGACGGATCACAATTAAATGTTGGTGAAGTAGTTGGTGAGCGTGGTGCGGCAGGTTTGACAGGCGCACAAGGACCTACGGGACCGACTGGCACTACTGGTCAAACTGGACCAACAGGTGCTACTGGACAGATTGGACCTACTGGAGCTACAGGAATTCAAGGTCCGACAGGCCCTGAAGGTTTGCAAGGTATACAAGGACCAACAGGTCCACAAGGCGTTCAAGGCATACAAGGTATACAGGGTGATCAAGGTATCCAAGGCCCGACTGGAGCTGTTGGACCTACAGGTCCTACCGGAGCGACTGGTCTAACCGGTGCTACTGGACCTACTGGCTCTACTGGATTAACTGGACCAACCGGACCTACAGGAGCTACCGGCTTAACAGGGGCAACTGGTCTAACTGGTGCTACAGGTTTGACTGGTGCTACAGGTCCCACAGGAGCCACGGGTTCTACCGGACTTACTGGACCAACTGGTCCAACGGGTAATACAGGAGCAACTGGTCCTACGGGAACAAGTGGCCCAACTGGTCCTACTGGTCCACAAGGGCAAGGCATCATAATTAAAGGTGCTGTTGCTACAGTTGGCGATTTACCATCATCAGGAAATACGGCTGGTGATGCTTATATTGTTGAATCCACAGGAAATTTGTATGTTTGGAACGGAACATCTTGGACTGATGCTGGTCAGTTAGTTGGACCAACTGGACCAACGGGTGCTACAGGTCTTACTGGCGCAACTGGTCCGGCAGGTGCTGTAGGTCCAACGGGACCAACTGGCTCAACTGGTTCTACAGGCGCTATTGGTCCAACTGGCGCAACAGGTGCTACTGGTAATACGGGATTAACCGGACCAACTGGTCCAACAGGGGATGTTGGCCCTGCCGGTTCTATTGGGCCAACCGGTCCAACTGGTATGATAGGACCTACAGGAGCTATCGGTCCTACAGGTGCTACTGGAGCAACAGGATTAACCGGTCCGACTGGGCCACAAGGTAATATCGGTCCTACTGGACCACAGGGTATCCAAGGTATCCAAGGCATACAAGGTATTCAAGGGCCAACAGGTCCAACGGGTAATCAAGGTCCAACAGGTTCTACAGGGCCAACAGGTGCAATAGGACCAACAGGTGCGGCTGGCGCAGGTTTGCTTAATCTTGATGGCGGGTATCCCAACAGCGTGTACGGCGGCGTTAACCCAATAGATGCAGGTGGTGTGTAATGACAGTTCAAATTCAAATTCGCAGAGGAACAGCCGCAACATGGACTTCGGTTAACCCTTTATTAGCAGAGGGTGAGCTTGGTGTTGAGCTTGACACGGATAAGTTCAAGATTGGTGATGGCACAAGCAATTGGAATTCTTTGCCTTACGCTACTGGCCCGACAGGACCAACTGGCCCCACCGGACCCACGGGACCAACGGGAGCTGCCTCAACAGTAGTAGGTCCTACGGGTCCAACAGGAGCAACAGGACCAACAGGACCAACAGGACCCACAGGAGCAGATTCAACAGTTGCTGGTCCAACAGGTCCTACGGGAGCAACAGGTTTGACTGGGCCGACAGGTCCCACAGGTGCTACAGGACTGACAGGTGCTACTGGGCCGACTGGGGCTACAGGTCTTACAGGTCCAACAGGACCGACTGGAGATACTGGAGCGATAGGTCCAACTGGTCCTACGGGTGATACTGGTGCGGCGGGTCCGACAGGGCCAACAGGGGCAATAGGCTTGACCGGACCAACTGGGCCTACAGGAGCAACAGGTCTTACGGGCGCAGAAGGACCTACTGGGCCGACAGGTGCAACTGGTTTGACAGGACCGACAGGACCGACAGGATCCACGGGATTGACTGGTCCTACTGGACCTACGGGTCCTACTGGCCCAAGCATTACTGTTCAAGATGAAGGTTCAACACTTACTACTGCATTAACTAGTTTAAACTTCACAGGTACAGGAGTTACAGCGACAAACACGGGTGGGGCTGTTACAGTTGCCGTATCAGGTGGCGGTGGCGGTACGTCATCCCCTATTCCTAAATTACAATCTTGGTCAATTGGAGCAATGTAAATGGCACAGAATACAAACCCTATTTTTCCGCTAATCCCTGTTAACTCTTGGGTAAGTGGAACAGCCGCAACTGCAGGTACTCCCGGCCTAACAGCCAACACGACCACAGACCTGACCAGCGGAACGATCTATGGGCCGATTGAAACAGCAGGTGCGGTGGAAGGTTCACGGCTTGACTTCATTAAGGTTAGGGCGTTGGGTACTAATGTGGCAACTGTTATCCGTATTTGGATTAACAATGGTTCTGCAACTGGTACTGCGGCTAACAACACTTTGTATCTTGAGCGCACTTTGTCTGCAACTACTGTATCCCAAACAGCAGAACTTCCCGACATCATCTTGCCTTTGAACATTAGTTTGGCGGCAGGGTATCGTGTGTACGCCACATTCGGCACAGCAGTAGCAGCAGGCTTTCACCTGACTGCTATCGGTGGGGATTACTAATGTTTACGGGGTTCGCATCCGAGAACACACCTGCAATACAGGTGTGGGATTTTTCTGGCACACAAACAGGGACTTCAAGGGTTAGTTTGTCTGATGATTGCGCCCCTGTTCAATATTTTAAAACTGGCAGTTCTTCAACAAACATAAATTTGTATTTGCCTTCTTGTCCAATTGAAGGAAAGCAAATTAGAATTATTAACGCATCATTTGCAGCAAATAATCAACGGATATCAATTCGTTCTTCAGATTTAAACGGGCAGGGTACTAACGCAAGTATTTATACAATAGGTCAAGGGCAAACACTTGATCTTTGTTATTCAAAATCGTTTATTTCTTTTGGATCTACTTCCGGAAGTTTGGCAAGTGGATGGATTTCAACAAACCAAGCCCCTATTGTTGCTGGAAATTATAGCTCAGTAGTTATTGGTGGAATTAATAATTCCGCAACTGGGAATCGTGCCGCTGTTGTTAGTGGCGCTGATAATTTTGCTCAAGGTTCTTTTTCTTTTATTGGCTCTGGTAATGGTAATGATGTAAGTGGTTTTTATGCTTCTATTGTAGGAGGCGAATTTAATACAAACGCAGCAGATTATTCATTTGTTGGCGGAGGGCGAAGTAATATTACTTCACAATCTTATTCGTCTGTGGTTGGTGGTCAGGTAAATACTGTATCTCAACAACATTCTTTTATTGGTGGAGGGTTTACAAACACTGTGACAGCTACTCACGGCGCTATCGCAGGGGGCGCTTATGGAACAACTAGGGGAATTGTTGGTTATGCAGTTTTCCCGTCTTGTAACGCACCTATTGCCTCTACTGCTGGTGTCTCTCAATCTGCTTTACTACTTTTAGGCCGCCAAACAACAGACGCAACTGCAACAGTTTTACGAAGCAACACATCTGCCGCATCCACAACCAACCAAGTCATCCTACCTAACAACAGCGCCTATACATTCCAAGGCACTTGCATTGCCAACGTAACTGGCGGCGGTACTACATCTGGCTGGAAGTTTGAAGGCGTAATCAAGCGGGGCGCTAACGCTGCATCCACAACTCTGGTTGCTGCTGTGACTCCAACTGTTATTGCTCAAGATGCAGGGGCTTCTACATGGGTCTTGGCTATTACTGCTGACACAACCAACGGTGGCATTGCTGTAACTGTTACTGGCGCAGCGGCAACCACAATCCGCTGGGTAACAAAAATCGAAACAACTGAGGTAACTTTCTAATGGCTCTGAAAATCTCTATCCCCACAAGCAACGTAGGCGTCCCCTTCACAGACGCATACGCCCGTATCACCAACATCTTTGGCAACAAAGACCAAGTGCAATACCAAGTGTCGGTGTCTGCCAATGCTGATGCTAGACACGCAAATGCACAGGAAGTGGCACAACACGCCTTCTATTGCCCAACTCCACAGGGTAATCTGATGGATGGTCTATATGCTGACCTGAAACTGCAAGTAGGTTTTGAGGACGCTGAAGACTGCTAAGTATGAAAATAGCCGTCTACGCCATCAGCAAAAACGAAGCACATTTCGTTAAAAGATTCTGTGCTTCAGCCAAAGATGCTGATTTGATTGTCATTGCTGACACAGGCTCAACTGATGATACTGTTCAGCAAGCAATGAATGCTGGCGCTAGAGTGTTTGATATATGCGTAAAACCTTGGCGTTTTGATAAAGCCAGAGATGCCGCACTTGCCTTACTTCCATCTGACATTGATATTTGTATATCTCTTGATTTAGACGAAGTGCTAGAGCCAGGATGGAGAAAAGAGATAGAACGGGTATGGGCAACCGACACAACCCGTCTGCGCTACAAGTTTGATTGGAGCAACGGGGTCGTGTTTTACAGCGAGAAGATCCATCATCGCTATGGCTACCATTGGCATCACCCAATCCATGAGTACATTCGTGCTGATAACAGAATTCCAGAGGTGTACGCACATACCGATATGTTGTTGGTAAGTCATCACCCTGATGAAACAAAGTCAAGAAGTCAGTATTTACCTTTGTTAGAACTTGCGGTCAAAGAGGACCCATATTGCCACCGCAATGCTTTTTACTACGCTAGAGAATTGACGTTTTATTGTCAATGGAAAGAGGCTATCCCTGCGCTCAAAAAGTATCTCACTATGCCACAAGCTGTTTGGAGCCATGAGCGATGCTATGCCATGAGGCTTTTGGGCAAGTCACACGAAAGCCTTGGTGAGATCAAAGAGGCTGAGAAATGGTATCAAGGCGCTTGTCTTGAGGAGGCTAACACCCGTGAGCCTTGGGTAGATTACGCCATGTTCTGCTACAACACTAACGATTGGGAGACTTGTTATTTTGCGGCAAACAGGGCATTGAAAATTAAAGAAAAGTTGGAGGTCTACACAATGGACCCCTCTGCATGGTCTGACAAACCACACGACCTTTGCAGTATTGCCGCTTGGCATCTTGGGTATAAGGATAAGGCAAAGCAAGAGCTTGATGAGGCTTTAAAATTCAAACCCAATGATCCCAGACTACTTGCCAATAAGGAATGGATGAAATGACTCCAGAACTCGAAAAGTACTATACAGATCGGTTTGACATGATGTCTACCGAAGGTTGGAAAGATTTAATTGAAGATATTGACAAAATGATAGAGCCTTTGAATAATATCGCAACGATTGCAGATGAAAAAAGTCTACAATTCAGAAAAGGTGAGTATTCAATCCTTATTTGGCTGAAGAACTTAAAACAAGTCAGCGAAAGAGCATTTGAGGACTTAAATGAGAAGAATGTATGAATTTGCCTGTATAAACGGGCATAAGACAGAAAGATTTGTTGATTATGAGGCAACAAGTCTGAAGTGTGAGTGTGGTGAGGATTCTCATCGCATTCTCTCAGCGCCAGCTTTTCGCTTAGAAGGGTGGTCTGGAGCGTTTCCATCAGCGCATGGGAAGTTCGAGAAAAGCCACTTAGACAAGTTGAATGCTGAACGCAAACTCAACTCATAAGCAATTATGCCGAGTTGAATCTCCTACAACCGATTAACGGCAGGAAAAGGAAAAAAGTATGTTAGTTGATGATGACAAAGAAGAGTTGGGTGAGTTAGAGATCGAAGAACAGAAGATTTCGCAAAAGAATGAACTTCCTGAGAAATACAGGGATAAAAGTTTAGACGAGATTGTGAAGATGCACCAAGAGGCTGAAAAGCTAATTGGAAAGCAAGCACAGGAAGTAGGCGAGGTTAGAAAGTTAGCCGATGAACTTATCAAACAGAACCTTGGTTCACGACAACAACAGACTAGACAGGAAGAGCCTGAAGTAGATTTCTTTGAGAATCCACAGATGGCAGTTCAAAAGACTGTTGATAATCACCCAGACATCCTAGCGGCACGACAAGTAACGCTAGAAATGAAAAGGTCACAGATTCAGCAAAGGTTAGCGCAAGAGCATCCCGACTTTGGAGACATTGCCAAAGATCAGGACTTTGCAAATTGGGTGAAATCTAGCCCTATTCGCATTAAAATCTTCGAGCAAGCCGATTCTGGATATGATTACGACTCAGCCAATGAATTGCTATCTACCTATAAACAGCTACGTTCTGTTAAACAGAAGCAAACAAGTAATGAGGGCGAGGTAACTCGCAAACAGAACTTAAAAGCAGTAGGTGTTGATGTAGGTGGTTCTGGTGAATCATCAAAGAGGGTATACAGAAGGGCAGACCTTATTCGGCTCAAAATGCAAGACCCAGATCGTTATGATGCTTTAAGTCAAGAAATTATGGCAGCATACTCAGAAGGTCGAGTTCGTTAAACTTTAGGAGATTTAATCATGGCATATCCAACACCAGCGGTTACAGTAACAACCGCAGACAAATTCATCCCAGAAATCTGGTCAGATGAAATCGTAGCCGCATACAAGAAAAACCTTGTTTTGGCTAACATCGTAATGAAGATGAACTTCAAGGGCAAGAAGGGTGACACAGTTCACATTCCAGCTCCTACTCGTGGTAACGCATCAGCAAAAGCGGCATCTACTGCTGTGACTCTGATTGCCGATACTGAGACAGAAGTTCAAGTCTTGATTAACAAGCACTATGAGTACTCACGTTTCATTGAGGACATTGTTGAAGCACAAGCATTGAACAGTTTGCGTCAGTTTTATACTGCCGATGCTGGTTACGCTTTGGCTAAACAAGTTGATACCGACTTGATCCAATTGGGTCGTGCTTTCAATGGTGCAACTGTCGGTACTAACGACTACGCAACAAGCAATACATCCACCAAAGCCTTTATTGGCGGTGATGGTACTACTGCTTACAACAGCACATCTTCCAATGCTTCTGCGTTGACTGATGCCGCTATTCGTCGCACGATTCAGCGTTTGGATGACAATGACACTCCTATGGATGGTCGTTTCTTCATCATTCCTCCTTCAAGCCGCAATACGTTGATGGGTCTTTCCCGTTATACAGAACAGGCTTTTGTGGGTAATGGTAACGCAATCCGTACTGGTGAAATCGGTCAACTGTATGGTATCCCCGTGTTCACATCTAGCAATGCTGATACTGGCGCAGGTAATAGTGCAACAGATCGTATCTGCTTGATGGGTCACAAGGACTCTATGGTTCTGGTTGAGCAAGTTGGTGTTCGTTCACAGACTCAGTACAAACAAGAGTACCTCGCTACTCTGTTTACATCTGACACTCTGTATGGTGTAAAAGCCATGCGTACAGCCGCCACAACTGGTGCAGCTTTGTCTTCTAGCGCATTTGCGTTAGCAGTTCCAGCCTAATAGTTGCCTTTTCCCCTCGCCTTAATCGGT